ATTAATCCATTTAGTTGAAGCATCATCAAAATCTGGAGCAACAACTGGAGCTGTGTATGTAGGAGCAGATGCAGTTAAAGCAGTTTTATCTAATATAGATAATATAGGCTGAGTAATATCACTTACACTCGCAGGAGTATATGTGAATGATGGTTGTGAAGGTGCAGATGGAGGTACTGCTCCAACCCAACTTGGTAATTGAGCTGTAGCCAACCTAGTAAATTCTATTGAAGCTGCAATATATATAACAGATGTCCTTAAATCACTCTCATCATCTATTTTACTATAATCTACATATGTAACATATCCATTATTACCAGATGGAGAAGGTTTAATTACAACAGCTCCTTTATCTACATAATATTTTGGAAAAGTATTTGATGGATAATGTAAACTACTACTATCTATAAGAAATCCTCTAAGACTTGGAGAAACAGCATCTACTTCATAATTACCTCTCCTTACACTTAAAATAGCATCACCATTAAATCTAGCTACTCTGGAATATGTTCCTTTCGTTATAGCATTATCAACAAAAGTTACTTCTATAAGAAAATCATTAGTAGTAACACCATAAATCCTCCATGTCCCATTATAATCTCCAAGACCACCATAACCAACAATAGTTATTACATCATGGTATGATAATCCATGACTAGTTTTAGTTACTTTTGTTCCACTTGCATCAGTAGCATACTCAGTAGGAGCAACTGCTGAAGTATCCTCACTATTTGTCTCAGTAGTATATGACCACATTAAATTCTTAGGGACACTAGTTACTACAGTCTTTTGAGCATCTTCTACAGTATTAGCTGCAGGTGTGGCTCCTGTAAGTTTTGAAACAGTTGCTTGTATATCAGTTATTGCCATATAAAATCTTATTGTAAAATACTGCGGTTCGGGGGTGAAGTAGAAGGAGGAACGACTTCATCCCGTCACCACAGTATATTTATTGTGAATTTAACTCCACATTGCGTGACATTCGGGCATTGACCACTCAAATCCAGCTTCCGTAAGAATCATGTCAACACGTTTGTCATCACCAGTATTCTCAAGTGATTGAACGCCAACATAGATTGAAGTATCTCTGCTAACGCCATTCCCAACGAGAGGTCTGTATTTGACATAGTTCATGTTGATTCCAAGAATCTTAGCAGGATGCCTATCAAGTGCAATACAACGAGCAACATTCATGTCACCATGAATAGTTCTAATCGTTGTTACATCAAGACCCATGACCTTTTTACGCCCAGAAATCGCCAAGTCAGTTGTATATCTGGCTTGGAGAGTTGTTGCACGTCCATCAGTATTCATATTCGCAAGAGCGTGACCACCCAACTTATGCAACCAGTTAAATACTTCTGTATCACAGAAATACAAGGTCGCACCAGATTGGTTATAACGTGGGTCCATGTAGGAACCCATGTCATCCAAAAAGTTGTCGACTGATTTAGAGGAAGTCCAACTAAATACGTTTCCATATTTAGCTATAAAATCCACTGCTCCCTGAGTATGGGAAACATCTGTTCCATCGGTGTATTGAGCACCAAAAAGACCTGTTTGTTCGATATCCCATTTATGCTCAATGAGTTTGTCTCTCCAAACACGAGCCCATTCATTAGGTTCGTATTTCAAGACAGTTGCACGAGCAGTATTGGTCATACCAAATTCAGACCTAAAAATCTGAGTTTGTCCATAACCAGTACTATAGGGATTGTCTTTCCATGTCTTACCCATTAGGCTAGAGCCTTCTGCGTAAGAATTTCCAACAACATAACTTCTCATAGCTTCTACGTCAGTATGAATAGTTTTATCATAAACTGATAATACTGCAGCATCGCTTGAAAAAGTAGTCAGATAGGCAGCAGATGATTTAGCCCCCCTAATTATCTTCCCTGTAACCAGTTTAGCTTCAACAACATTTGCTACATTAGCATGTTCTGCGGCTAAAGATGTTTCAGCACCAACGCCGCCAACATCTATCTTTACCAAAATATAATCACTAACTGTGGTGTCACCACCATCAGTATCAGTAAGATTAATTTGAAGTATCTGATTATCAAGAAGAAATTCAGGAGCTGTCCCAGCAGCACCAATGTTAATTGGAGCCTCCGAATTGTTGTAAACATTCTGGATATTACCAGCTGATTCATAATCAGTGGCTACCCATAGTTTAACAGTATTTCCGGCTTCGACTGGAGTTGATGAGGATTCAAAAGTCTGCATAGTACTATTATTAAACATATTAGTGCTTCCAGCTTTTTGATACCCAACAACATAGACATATCGCTTCATCCAGGATTGACGTTTCTCTGTGAATTTAAACTGAGGGTCATCTGTGGGTTTCTTACCTACTTTAGAAACCAACCGGAAAAAAGGTGTCTGAGCAATAGCTAACTCGCTAAATCGTTCAGCAAAATTGTACTTCCTCCGAAGGTCGCCTGTTTGCAGTAAAGAACCCTGTGTGGTTCCGTACCCTTCATCTAATCCGCTACTGTGTTTTACAAATAGTGGTGTAGCCTTAGGATACGTAGCATCAGATTGTGCCATAGTTTATCTCCTATGTGTGTCTACTGTAGCGGCTGTTCGACTATTAGCCTAATAGACGGTTAATTGATTCACCGCCTAGGAGCGTATCGAACACTTCATCGTCTGGAGATTTTTCAGGGGAAGGAGCGCTACCAGAAGATGACAACGATTGAGGTCTTTGCCTTACGTTCTCCATCTGCTTAGTAACTTCCTCTTGTGCAGCTCTTTTAATATTCTTTTCTCTACCATCTCTATTCTTGAGATAGTAAATATCTTCTAAATCTAACTTTTTATTCTTTGCGAACCCTATCAGGTCATCCCATTGCTCACCATTCATCTCATATTTCTCCCTGAAACTAGCTTCTTGTGTAAGACGCTGATTTTCAGTTTGTTGAGTCTTAGTGAAATCATTTAGCCTCCTCTGGACCAAACCGTCAACAGTTGCGTTTAGAACCTTTGCAGAATCAGAATCGGGATTATCAAAAGCGTCTACACTATCAAATGCAAAATCTTCATCCAAATTCAGTTGTTCTTTCATGCTCGTAGGGGTATTCCCACCACCCTCAAAATAATTTCTCACGTGAGTAATTAAATTGGGGTCTTCTTTCATAGCATCTAGGATAGGTACATAAGGTTCAAGTTCGGATAAGCGACCGTTAAGTCGTTTAGCCTCTTTACTTGAAGCTGAATACCTTTTTTGCAGGTTCTCTACGCCATTGTTATCTGGGGCATTTTCTACAGTGTTAACAGGACTCGCAACAGGTGTGTTATTACCTGAACTTTCGGAGGTTGTCTGTTGAGGTGAGTCATCGTATATCATGCTGTTTGATTGCTGCTCAAGAGCTTCAAAGAAGTCCTTGGAGTTTTCATCAGCACCTACGTTAGACTCTGAAAGGTCTATCAAATTACCAACATTGTTAGAATCTTGCGATTCTGTAGCTGTTTGTATAGTTTGTTCTGCCATAATTATTTTCCTCCTTTATTGAATTTAAATACAATATACATAAAATGTAAAGTAATTACTTCTCTTTTGAATTATCCTTACTTTCATCTTTTGCTTTGTCTACTTCTCTCTTTAAATCTTTCTTAAAATTCTGGAATTCTCCCTGCATCAAACCTCTAAGCATCTTCTGTTGTGCTTCTGTTTGGAGTACATCTTTCCTTACTTCACCTTCACCATCTTTAACTTTCATCTTTATACCTGCCTGTACTAATTGACGCTCAAGAGTTTCAATAGTTCCTTCTTTATCCTTTAGAGCTTCACTTACTTGTTCTAACTGAGATTGTAATTGTGAATAAAGTGATTTTCTTTGTACAATTTGCTTTTTACCTCTTATATCAGTTTCAGCTATCATGGCTATATCATCTATCAATCCAGCCTGGAACCACCTAAAATATTCCTCTAAAAGAGCCCATCTATTCATTGGTAAAGTAGCTCCAGCAACTACTCTTACATCAAACCTTGCTGTTTCATAATCCATCCATCTTCCAACTGCTTCACCATAATCGTTATATATTGGGATGTTTATCTCAACTTCTTTCTCAGTTATTTTATCATTTGATTGTCCTGCTTCAGGTTGGACTATCCTAAATACTTTATTAGCAGTATATGTTTTTTGTGCAATTTCTTTAAATACACTACCTAAATGTTCTAACATAGGTTCTACTATACTATTCATCCAAGACCTTATTCTCCTTGTACCATATTCATCATTTGCAAGTAAACCTCTATATGTTTCAGGTTGGTCTTGAGTATTTCCCATCATTGAAGAGTAAATACCTGAGATATACTCTATATCCTGTTTCCCCTCCTGAGTAACAGTATAAAAAGCATTATTTATAGCTGCTGGTTGGACAGGAGTTGGAGGATTGAATCCTTGTCTATATTTTAATAATGCTCCTGGGGCAGAAGAATATTGTTCCCACTCTTCCTCAGGTACAGAACCTTCTTCATACAACCATCTTAGATTTGATGCTAAGTTTGCATTATGAATCATAAGTTGATGAGCTTTATTTATCTCTTGTTGTTTACCTATCAACGGTACAATAGCAGACATTGGATATGGAGTACCAGTATACATATAAGGAACTGGTATAATAGGATATTCTTCAAATGGAAGTATATATTCGTATAAGAACATGTCATCACCTACACTACAGGTCAATTGTACATGAGTTTTATTGAATCTAACTGCAGATACTATATTATTAGCTATTTCTTCATTTTCTTGTAAAATCTTGTATTCTTTCTCAGATACAACCCTTTGTTCGATATTCTCTAACTCTTTATTTATCTGAGATGTTATTTCAAGCCTTTTCTCCTCTATAGCCTCTTTCATCATCCTAGTTGCTTTCTGAATCTCAAATTCAGCTCTCTCAGGTAACATTTCTCCAGATTCGACTGCTTGTTGTAGTTGCATCTTTTGTTCTTCTAACTGTATTTGCAACTCCTGTTGATGCTCTTGTAGTTCAATAGTTAGTCTCTCCTGAGCTTCAGCTTTTTGCTCTTCTGTTGGAGGAATAATAATATTTATAGTATAAAATGGAACTTTTATCTTTTTGTAGCATTCATAGAAGTTAACAAGCTCTTCGTCTTCTCCAGACGTTTTATAAGTTCCCGTAACATCTTCAGGTATAACACTATCCCTATCTCCAAAGTTAATAGTTGAGTATTTGTCCATACTCTGAAAACCAGTAGATTTATCTATCTTGGAAGAATAATCTGGTAACTCAAGTTTCAACTGAGTCTTACTCATCACTTTTCTTACCATAATAAACCCAGCATCTCTAAATAGGAAGTCCCTACTCATTGGGTCTACAAATATATCTGAAGGTTCTATTCTCCTGAATATAACTTCTCCCATACCTCTATCAGCATCCGCATCAATATCTATATGAAAATATCCTACTCCTTTTGTCAAAGCATCAAGGATAACACTTGAATATAAAGAACGACCATTAGACAGATACCAACAATACTCTGCAATATCTGAATGTACTTGAGCAACATCAGAATCGTCACCAGTTGCCCCTACAGCTTTCCACCTTGGACTATTAGCAGTAACGAAATACTTCATTATTTCAACAATTGGTGTAACCCTGTTAATAATAAAGTCTGGCATCCCTGATTCTCTTAGTTGTTGTACTTCCTCAGTAGATAATTGCTCATTTAAGTAGAAATCATGTGACCTCTGAGAAACATGGAGCCATTTTGTCCTATCAGTAGTATTAGCCCTATTCCAGAGTTGATAATTCTCTTCTGCCTTTAGTTTGTTGCTTTTTCTAGCCATAAAATGCTATGAACCTCCAAGATGCGTCATAATTATTAGATAATCTACTTTCCACTATAGGTAACTCTCTCCATTTGCTTATAATTCTAGATTGACCCTCAGCATACGTAACTCTAGGGTATAAATGTATATAATTATTATTCTTTGATTTCATAATGAGGTAAATCATCAAAACGATTGTCATGTACAAATGTGTCATTATCCCAGTCTCCTCCCCAACGTATAACTAATCCCATAGATGAAGCTATACCTTTTACAAAACCAGCAAAATATGTAAATCTTTCTCTATCTTTCCAATTTATCGGGTATGGCGCAACATCCACAGCAGTACTCGGTATTTTATTATGATTACCTTTTGGGTAACGCAATTTGGACTTTCCTTCATCAAATGCTTTGTTTTGTTTTTCTTTACCTCTGTGTCCTTCAATAACCGTGCAATCGAAAATCTTGACCACTTCTTTAAATAACTTTTGAAGTCTCTCATCACAAGTTTCCAACCTTTTTAGGCTTCTTTTACTAAATTTTGGCATTAATATCTTTTTCTACTAGATTTTACTTTCTTAGGAGATTTTTTCTTCCGCTTACTTCTCTTTTTACTTTTCTTAGGTTTATGATATCCCGGCATTATTCAATAGTTTTTGTCTATCTGGGATTGTTCATCCCCGTGTATATGTCCATGCTCCCATTGGTCAGTATCATCTTTTGATTGCATGTGTCCAATATCTCGAAGAGACTTAGGGTCTGCAGGTTGCTCCCTATTATACGTATTAAAAGGAGTTTGTAAATCATAATCTGTTCTCTGTCCCTCAAGAGCCTGAAAAACAGAATCTGATGTCAGTTTATTGCTAAGTCTTAAAAATTTACCAATCCTTTGTCTAGTATGTTTTCCATACATACCGTCCAATGGTAAAAAATCCTTTTGTTCATAAGGCGAATACCCTGCTTTAAAATGTTTCATAGCGTCAGGATTGTCAATACTTAAAAAAGTATTCAATCTTTTCTGAATTCTAAGAACATCTTCATTACTATTAATATCCATATTATCAATATCTTTTTTGATGTCATGTCTATCATAATCTTTACTATTGTTATTTTGAGGTGGCATTATGCTACTATCCATGGTTTTGCACGTTTTTTAGGTAAGAACCACTTTTTTTCCTTGTCTTTCTTGTAATTTGGTGGAAAAGCGTGCGTATTTGCGTAATAAAGTGACTCAATCGTGTCATCATGGGACATTCTCGGTCCGAAAGTCACTATTTCATTAATTAAATCAAACATTTTATCCCTTAAATGTACAGTACCCATGCTAAATCTGCCACTTAAACCGCTATATATTCTATTTCTCTTATTAGTACCTCCTGGTTTCTCAGGAATTACTGCAATATCGAATCTATTTATACGTCTTCTCTCGTCATTCATTGCTTGGAATATACTTCTATTCATAGCAACATCTTCTACTGTTGCACTTACACATTTATACTTATCATATAATTCAATTATATAATCCACTACTCCTTTTTTACCAAATATTTCCCCGTTCATCTTTTTAGAACCTATAGTTGGAATTGACCTATGTCGCTCGTATTCAAGTACATATAGGTTATTGTCAACATCAATAGCAATAACCATAATAACACTAAAGTCACTTTCTTTAGTATCAATATCAGTCGCTGGGTCGCAACCGATAAAAGTGTTAATAGGTACTCTTTCTCCCTCAATAACGACATAATTAATACCATCCTCGTGTTCGTAGTATCCTTTCCAATCTTTTACATGCTCTCTTCTCCAGACAGAATCTTCTGCACTCTGGACTTCCATCATGTATTCCTGATAGAATTTAGATGGAGTTCCTGAATCCTGGTAGAACTTCTTTTTCTCAGACAATTTAGATAACGGGAAGAAACTACCCCATAATGCAGAACCGTCTTTTTGTATTGCTTTATATGTAATCACTTTCCAAGCAAAATCATCTTTATTTTTGACAGCCCTTTCATAATTAACAATAAGATTGTTGACAAAGGAATCAAAATGTACAGGAGTCCCATTAACACGCAACCTACCAGTATGAGGCTCAAGAGCGGGGTAGACAACAGCAGTAACAAGATTAGCATTTTTAGCTCTTGCATCAACTGTGATAGTATTTTGTTCGTGCTCGAAGTCATCCAGACAGATGAGGTCGTAGCGTTTGTGAAGTTTTGCTCCTCCTCGTATCCCAGCGACGTTACTCTTGGAAATGAGTTTGCATCCGTTTGATAATTCAATATCTTCCTCCGTCCATTTTTTACCTTTCAACATACCAAAGTAATACTTAATACTTTCATTGAATTCAAGGTGGTGTTTGATATAATCCATATTTCCTACAGATAACTTCTGAGTAGCTGATACCCAAGCATAGAAGTGCATATCATCTTTAGGACAAAATAGGAAATCTTTAAGTATTGATGCCTTTGTAAGAACTGTCTTACCGTGACCACGTGGAAGTATAATCGCTAGTTGCTTCATGCTCTCATCATCAATGGCATCCGCCATTTCATAATGAAACGCTGGCGTTTCACTGCGCATGAAGTCATCTGGCAGGAACAGCTTACCAAAAGCAATAAGGTCTTTACTTGCTAGGAGTAGGGATTGTTCCGCTTCCGTCTGGTTCTTCTTGTTTATATTTGCCATCTAAATACTTCTCAAATTTCTTCTCATGTTTCATGTAAGAAAGATACTCAGTAAATAACAATGATACATCTGCTATTTTACTGGACAACATTTGATTCTGATAGAACAAATCCTTCATATTCCTTACAATATCATGTTTACTTACCGTCCTCTTTGACTTCATTAGTTCTCCTTACACTTAATATCTTTTTTCGTTAATACTATTGTTACCCAACCTGTCCTAATGAGAGGATAGAACGAATATCTTGCATAATCAGCATATCTCAGAAATGAACCACCCCTAATATACCACCTTCTCTTTAACTCTTCTTTTCCACCATTGATAGTAAGCGAATCAACAGGTTTAGCATACAACTGATGATTATGACCAAGAATGAAGACATGACCATCGCTATACACTGCAGCCATTTTATCAAGTTCGAGGTCGCCATTTTTTGCTCCACTCTTTCCATGACCACTAGCAATATTCCATATAGAGCCTTGAATATTAAACTCAGCGTAGCCTGGATATCTGAAATAAGGGACATTTAACTCCTTTGCTAATGTTTTAACAACATCGAAATCTAATATACTATAACTTCTTAGGAAATCATGATTACCACCTCTTAACCAAAGACATTTATCCTTTATAGGTTCTACAAGTTCTATAAAATGAAGATATTGTTCATCTGGAGGTATATCCTGACCTCGTTGGTTTATAGCTTTGTACCCAGGTGGGATAAGCTCTAATAAATCACCATTACCAAACCACCTTGCATTATCATCTCTTTTTATCTTATTTACTGCGTATTTGAACTTTTTCCAATCATGCTCAACAGCACCTACATGAATATCAGTTAAACAATGAAGATTTATCTTAGTATCTGATTTATATCTGAATACTTGTCCCGGTTTGATTGCTTCTTTTCTATCTGGTGGGTTATCATCTATAAATGATTGCATAGGAACATCAAAACTCCGACCACATGAATTACAAAGCATCATTTGAGACATTCCCTTTTTACGTTGACGCTTGCCATTCTTCTTTACGAAGGTTGACGAACAATGTGGACATACCATATTAACTCCGCTATTTTAATAATTTACGTTCAGCCGATTGAAGTTGCTCCTGTGTAAAACCCTGAAATAAACCGACTACACTTGAATCCACTCTCTTTACTCCCCCTAAAGTGCCGATAGCTTTACCAAGTTCTTTTAAACTCTGTAAAGCAATATTTTCATCTGCACTCGACTCAGCGAGAACCTTTAAGCCATTCAAAATATATTCATGGTCAATACCAAGTTTCTTAGCAACTTCCATAGATGATTTTTCTACTTCTTGCATAACTCTCTTTTGTTTAAGTAAAACTACTGCTTTTTTTTTAGCAGATGATGGACTTTCTTCACTATAAGCATCCATATAAGCCTTTACAGCACCCATCCCGACGGCAACATTAGTTGCAAAGAGCTTCTCCTTCTTTGTTACCTTTTTTCGCTCCTTAACCCTTTTGCTTGTATCCTTAATTACCTTACTAAAGGTATATCTATTAGGATGGGCACTGAAATCTGTATCCATGTAGGAATTCTTTGTTTTAATGAAAGTCCCGACTACTGTCCTTACCCAACCTTGGGCATATTTATAATTTTTTCTATCAGAGGGGTGTTTAATGGAATTTGATACCTTTAAGAGTTGTACAATACGATTATCATCTGACCAAACCCAGTCACCCTCTTCTCCTTTACGCCAGTCTTTCAATGGGGTTTTATCATTATGTAGTTCATAAAATTCACTTATATGGTCAAAAACGTAGTGTTCTATCCTTCTAATTTTTCGTGACTCCATTATTAGATTCTTTAGCTTTTTTTAATTGTTTCCATAAATCATCTATTAAACCAACTACTGCTTTTGGTATATAATATACAGCTCCATCAATCTCTATAGGGTTAGACCCCTCCTTTGAAAGAGATTTCAGGATTCTCTCCTGCTCTTCTACTGATAAATTTGATAACCACTCTAGTGAAATTGACATAGGATACAAGACTTTTTCAAAATAATACTTGACTTTATAGCTGCTATAGTTCTTTTTTCTTTTTTTCTTTTCTTTTGGTACTTTTCTTTTCTTTCTTTCTTTTTTCTTCCATGCTCTTAGCAAGTACCGCAGCTTCCTTCTTTATTAATTCCTCAATTTCTTTTTGCCTAGCTAGTGCTTCACCTCTAGCAGGACCAGTGTGAGCTTCTTTACCAGATAAGTTCTTTGTTGAAATATATCCATCACTCATGTAGTAAATCTAACCAATGCCCAAGTGTGTTTCAAGAAAATTGTAGGATTTTGATAGAGAGTGTTATTTACTTGATATACCCCTATGAAGGGGTTTTTCGTAATATGAAATTACGTTATAACCTATTAATTGATAATTTGAGTTTATTGATGAATAAAGGAGCTATAATGGCAACAAAAATACAGTTGTTCACTATAGATGATTGTATAGGTTACATCATACCTGAAGCTATAACACTAGACTCATGTAAAACATTGTGCGCTGTCTTCATGGCTGTACAAAACTATGTCGAGGCTGATTATAGTAACCAATCCTTACGTGTTGCTCAACAACGTATCAAGGCAGCACTTCAACTATTCTTAGTTGGAGTTAAACCTATGCCTGGTGATACAAAGTCTGAAGCATCACTCAAGAAGGAGTGTACAGCAATACTGAGTAATCAACTTAGGTTGACTAATCTGACTATTGCACAGGTAATTGGTGAAATGTGGAATGATTATAATATCAAACCTGCTAACCTACGAATCAAATCTGGTGGAGCAAAATAAAAGATGATAACTAGCCCCGGTTTTATATCGGGGTTATGTTATTTAATGAATGAATGTTCCTATGCCAGTACAAGATAGATGTCTAAGCCCATAGAGAC